AGCCATTGGCCAAAAGGCGGACTCAGAGGGCCGCGTTATGACAGAAGCAGAACAAGAACGATGCGACAAGCTTGACAGCATGATGCAGGACTTGGACGTGAAGATTAAGCACAAAACACGCGAGCAAGATATGGTTGCACGAATGGCGCAGAGCGGTACAGCTGGCGCATCAGAGCAGCGCGAAGTTGAGCGCGTGAATGGTTCTTTTTCCCTAAGCCGTGCAATCAGTGCCATTGCGAACGGCCGAAACTTGGAAGGTGCAGAAGCAGAGTGGCAAAAAGAAGCCGCTAGGGAAATGCGTTCACAGGGTTTGCAGTCTGCTGGACAAATTGCAATTCCTTCTATCGCTTTGCGTGCTGGAGAAGCTGACAACTTCCAAGCAGCAGCAGGTGGCGACGGTGCGGGATTCGTTCCTACTGTTGTACCCGCTGCAATCGAAGCACTGCGAGCGCCAACCGTATTGGAAGGACTCGGCACAACAGTGATTCGAAACGCCACCGGAAACCTTCAGTTTCCACGTGTAAGCGCTAAGGCCACAGGCGCAAGCAAAACAGAAGTAGAAGCCGATGCAGGTTCAGGCATGGAAATGGACCAAGTTGATTTGACGCCGCAGCGAGTTGCAGCGAATACTAAGTATTCTAAACTCCTTATCCAGCAAGGCGGTGCAGAGGTAGATGCATTGATTGCTAACGAGTTGGCTGCTGCAATGAATGCTTACATCGATGATTACGGTTTTGATACTATCATGGCATCGACCGCTGTGAATCAAACGAGCGTCGCAGACGGTGCTTTGTCAACAACCATTGTAAACAATTTGGAGCGTGACGCATTAACAGAAGGCGCAAACCTTGCTAATTCTTCATATGTTATGAGTCCCGGCGCATATGGTTTAACTAAGGTATTGGCGCAGGTTGGCAACGTTACGCCACTTTGGGAAAATGGCCGATTCAATATGTACAACGCAATTGCTACTCCATATTTGGTGAATGGATTCCTTGAGGACGGCACAACAGCCGCAGCGGGCGCAATGTGTTTCGGAAACTTCGCACAGGGCGCCATTCTTGCGTATTTTGGCTCGCTAGATTTATTGGTAGACCCTTACAGCAACGCAGGTAATGCACAAATTGCATTGCACGTTAATCGATTCTTTGACTTCGATTTGCGACAGCCAAAGGCGTTGTCAATCGCGAAGCACTTGAATGCTTAATTTGGTTGGGTTATTTGTTTGGAAAGGAGGGGCTTCGGCCCCTCTTTTTTTTGTCCGTATTTTAGCAACATGATGACCGTAGAAATAACAGGAACGCCCGACCTCGACAGCATTATAACCGTGGCACAGCTTAAGCAGCATTTGCGCGTGGATCACACCGACGAAGACACGCTAATCGAAGCCTACCGCGATGCAGCAATAGCGTGGATTGAAGACTACTGCAATACGCGGCTTGGTGATGTTACTGCCGTGGGCTACATTGATTTTTTTTACAACGTCCGTCTGCCTATTGGCCCGGTCAACTCCATCACCTCGGTGCAGTACACGGACACAGCCAACACCACGCAGACACTGGCCGCTGCTAAGTGGTGGGCTGATATAAAAACGAAAGCCGCGCGGATCACATTTGACAACGTGCCGGATCTTTATGACGACACTTTTAACGCGGTGCAAGTGAATATGAATGTCGGATATGCGGAGGCTGATATACCAAAGCCTTTTATTACTGCCATTCGGTGGATGGTTGCACACCTATACGAGCAGCGGCAGCCAGTTGTGGCGGGTACAATTGCCACCACCTTACCGCTCGGCCTGTACGCTATCTTAAACCCTTACCGCGTTATTACTTCAGTATGAGGATAGGACAAAGCGACCGACGAATAGAGGTGCAGAACTACACGACCAGCACCAACGCCTACGGTGAGCGCGTGCCGTCATGGTCTACGCTCGTAACCGTATGGGCTGAACTGATGAAGGCCGGCGAAGGTATGGCCGAGAAGCTTACCGGCGATCAGGATATGCCGGTGCAGCGGCTACGTTTTAAGATTCGCAGCAGCACGGACACGCGGGCAATCAATCCAGCGGACCGGGTTATCTACAACAGCAACACGTATACCATCCAAGGCATTGAGGAAGTTGGGCGCAATGACCAGCTTATTTTACTTTGCGAAATAACCGGAACACATGGCACAGGGATCACTTGAGCAGAAAGGTGGTAAGCTTGGCTTTGAAGGAATCGGCGCAGACATAAAGCCGCTGATGAAACAATTCGAGCAGCTTCGTAAACAGGTAAGCGATCAGAATGTGCAGAAGCGAATCCATCGCGCAGTTGGTAAGATTTACAAAGATGAAATGCTTAACAACATTGTAGACGCGCGCGAAACTATCCGGATCCGTCGAGGTGGCAAAGGTGGCTTTGATATAAAGCCCGGCACGCTACGGCGATCCATTAAGGTCTGGCAGATTGACAAGCAGCACAGTACATTTTGGGTTGGGCCGCGCGTAGGAAGGAAAGCACCGAAAGACGCTGATGCATGGTTCGCCAACATCGTCGAAGGTGATGACCAGTATGTAAAAGGCAACAACAGAAACAAAGGCGTGTTTGCTCGGTCGATTGCAAACAAGCGGGGCGAGGCATTGACGCAGATGCGCAAAAAATACGAATTTCAAATTCGCAAAGCAGCGAAAGCAAAAGGTAAAAAGAAATGAATGCAGGAATAGCCGCGTACGTAATACTGACGCAAAACACAGACGTCACCGACATCGTTGGCGTCAAGGTATTTCCAGAGGTAGCCGAGCAGGAAACCGCAACGCCGTTTATTGTTTACCAGTTGCAGAGCGTTGCACCTGAGGACACGCACGACGGGCCGAGTAAGCTGGACGAAGTACGGTTCGAATTCCTTTGCTATGCCGATACGTATGCACTGGCTGCTGATCTTGGCGACAAAGTACGCGGTGCATTGGATCGCGTTAGCGGCACATACAACGGCGTGAATGTGGAGAGCGTACAATTCAATGACGTAGACATTGACACCATTGACGCGCCGCGCCGCTTTGCTCAAGTGCTGACCTTTACCTTTCGGATCAAACGCGACAACTTTACCATTGCCCAGGGCACACCGGTAACGGGTGCAAAGATTGGCGACCTGTACGACGTAGATGTAACCGGCGTAACGGACGGGCAGGTATTAGCTTACGATGCAGCTGTACAGGAATGGCAACCGGTAGACGACGCGGGCGGCGTTGAGACGCTCGAAGAGTTGACCGATACGAATATAATAAGCCCTTCACAGGGAAGTGTTATATCGTACAATTCAGGCGTACAGAAGTGGATGGTCAACAACGGGCTTCAAGAGTTGCTCCAGAAGTTTAAAGCAAGCGGAACGGGTTCGCAGATGTATGACACCCTTAACGATACGACGAAGGGTTATATCGACATACTCGCATCGAGTGCTACGATGAAGGTCAATCATTCGGGAATGACGATAAGCGAAGCCTCTCCAGGGGTTCTTTCGTTCTCGGTTGCAGCCGGTACCGAAGGGAATGAAGTCGAATTTGAGGCTATGACCATCGAAGGGAGTGACGCTTTTTCTACGGTTGCCAATATAACCTTCAAGCAGGGAGCGTTGACGTATTGGGAGAACGCCACGGGTAGGATTTGGCTTCGTGTTCCGAACGCGGGAAATCTCACCGTTTTGCTTCCAAGCTCCTCGGGTACGATTGCACTCACAACCGACATCCCAAATGTTCCTGTTGACTCGGTAAACGGTCAAACGGGCGTTGTGGTTTTGGATACGGGAGACATTGACGAGAACGGGAATTTATACTATACCGAGGCACGGGTTGCGGCCAATAGCGCAGTCGCTGCGAATACGGCAAAGGTAGGAGTCATCGCAGGAGGCACCACGGGACAAGCACTCGTGAAGGCAAGCGGCACGGACTACGATACGGAATGGGCGGACATCGCAATTGACACCCAATATCACAATCGCTTTCAAACGGACGCGGAGACATTCCGAAGCGGAGCAACGGAAACAGTGGAGCTTTATTACACGGCTAAAGCGGACGGGGACGGACTCGCAGAGAGCGCATCAAGCGACACGCCGAGCGCGGGCAACGTAATACGGCGAAAGCTGTACTACGCTGAGAAGGCGCAGGCCGACCCTGACACGTCAGGCGATTGGACGCAATTCGCGGACATCGCCGACGACACGACATTTGTAAATGCGAAAGCGGCTTTGCTTGCTTACCTGAAGGAACGCACGGGGGGCACGGTTCCAATCTCTTTGAAGATGACGTGGGAGGATGTTGCTGCTGCCACCAGTTACTTGCTTGACGATTACAGCGGGGCTGCGGCTGCGTATTCATTGCGTTTATTATCCAGTACCTACGCAGGCGATGCAATTGAAGTTTACAACGGAAGCAGTTACGCAGACATCGGATTTGACGGCGACGAACTTGACACGACGGCTTTGGCTACGCATTGCGGTGCGAACGACGGGTTCGTGTCGAAGTGGTACGACCAATCAGGTAACACGAATACGGCGACCCAAGCGACGACCTCGCAAATGCCGAAGATTTACGACGGGACGACGGGCGTGGTGACGGAGAACGGGAAGCCTGCGGTAGATTTTGATGGTAGTAACGACGCAATGTATGCAGGATTAATTTCGAGCAGTACAGAGGTCAGTATTTCAGCAGTTCATAAGAACCCACATAAAGAAAATGTTGACGTGATTATAGGTGTGGGCGACGGTAACGGTTACGCACTTACAACTAAGGCAAATGAATACAATCTATTTTATCGCGCAGTTGCTGACCAGTTGACGACAAACGAAACCCATTTAAATGATACGCAGTCATTGATATTTGCCTACACGAAAAGCGCAACCAGTCAAATTTTACACCTTAACGGCGTGGAAATTCAGAACATCACGCCAGCAATAATGATTGCTCCAACAACCAGCACGGCAATTGGAACTTTTGACGGCACTTCATCAATTAGAGATAAATTTAACGGGCAAATACAGGAAATAATTTTGTGGGCATCCGACCAATCCAGCAACCGCACAGGCATCGAGGACAACATCAACACCTTTTATTCAATCTACTGATGAACGGATACATCATAGTTCTACCAACGCCCACGCAGACAAGCGAAGCACGGGCAAAGCAAATCACCCGCGAGCTGTACAACATCTCTCGCCCCGTTCTCATCCAAGCAGAGTGGGAGGTAGATTCAGCCGTATTCGGTATCGTGGTACACCCTGACGGAGTACAGAACGCTTTGCAAGTGGATACCGAGTATCTTATAAACGTACACCCAGCGGCAACGCTCGAACGCCTTGTTGCTTGCTTTCCTGAGCTTTCGAATGATGAGCGGTATTCCCTCAGCAGTTACGTGCAAGTCAATCAGAAGTTCCCGTTTGGGCATATCGTGCCGAGCGATACAACGATTCGAACGCAGGAGTATATGGTTGAGAATGGTTGGTTTTCGGATCAACCTGAAATTGATTAACTTGCAGCCATGAAGGTCACAATTCAAAAGGCGTGCAAGCTACGTGGTAAGAACTGGAAGAAAGGCGCAACGCCGTCGGTTACTTCTGACTTTGCCGCAGAACTCAAAGCAAAGGGATACCTCGACGCCCCAAAGAAAAAAACGGACTCAGATAATAACGATTTAATAGAAGAATAAAATGGCCATTTTTAACGGTACAGAATTGGGTGTATATATCGGCGGCACGCTGATCGCAGCGGCAACAGATTGCTCGCTTTCCCTAAACATGGAAACGATCGACATCACCACAAAGGACAGCGCGGGATTCCGTGAGTTGCTCGGCGGTGTAAAATCAGGATCAATGAGCGTGAGCGGTTTGATTGATTACAACGACGCTTCAAATGATGACGTTTCTGACTTGTTTACAGCCTTGGACAATCGCACAGCTTTGACTTTGAAGTTTGCAAAAGCCAATCCAGTTGTAGGCGCAGACTTTAATTATAGCGCCAGCGGATTTATCACCAGCCTTGAGCAGTCAGGTGGCACAGAAGATACAGCAACCTATTCAGCTACTTTCGAATTGACTGGCGCAATTACACAGACAGCTGAATGATTGAAGTAAACGGCACAGAGTACCCGGTGCGGTACAGCATGAAGGCGCTGAAGAAGTTTGAGCGTAAAACAAAAGTCAATGTGTTCAGCCTATCCGATCCGTCGAAGCTAAGTGCAGACGCTTGCGCATTCCTTTGCTTTGTCGGCGTTGAATGTGGATGCAGCTTTGAAGGTCAGGACTTCGATATGGATTTGATGACGTTCGAAGATCACATAACGCTGGAACACGTCACCCAATGCTTTGACGCACTCGGCGAATATAGCAGCGAAAAAAAAGCATAGACGGCACAGACAAGCCGATAGGCTGGCCGGATATAATACGAATGGGGATGGGCATTTTACGCCTATCCCCTTCTGCGTTTTGGTCAATGACATTCGGCGAGGTAAGCCTAGCACTAGACGCGAACCGAGAGAGCGAAGAGATACGTGAGCGGATGGAGTGGGAGCGCACGCGGTGGCTCGGTTCTATGATCATGCAGCCTCACCTTAAAAAAGGCCGTAAATTGCAGCCTAAGGACCTGATGCAATTCCCATGGGAGAAACCAAAGGCCAAGGCCGGTAAGCTTAACAAGGAAGAACTCAGGCAACGAATTTTAGAAAGAGATCAATGGCAAAGCTGAACGATTTAATTGTAACCATCGGAGCGCAAACGCGGCAGTTTGATAAAGCGCTTGGCGCGTCTATGCGCAAGATGCAGAACTTTGGTGCAAACACTAAAAAGCTCGGCAAGTCAATGACGCGCAGCCTGACCATGCCGATTGCGGCACTTGGTGCGGCAGCTATAAAGTCAGCGGCTGACCTCGAAACCATGGAGGTCAGTTTTATTAGCTTGACGGGTGGCGCAAAGCAGGCCGCCGATATGATGGCCAACCTGAACGAGTTTACAGCAAAGACACCGTTTCAAATTGAAGCCGTAGCAAAGTCAGCGCGGCAGTTGATTGCATCGGGTTCAGGCATTGGTGATGTCAATGAACAGTTGCAGTTTCTTGGTGACATAGCAGCAACTAGTGGGCAACCCATTGACGAAATAGCTGCAATATTTTCTAAGGTAAACGCAAAGGGAAAAGTAGAGCTTGAGAGTTTAAACCAATTGGCGGAAAGGGGTATTCCAATCTTTACCGCGTTATCGGAGGCGACAGGTTTGCCCGCTGATAAACTTGGCGCGGGCGCGGTAAGTGTGGAGCAATTCAACAGCGTACTAAAAGGATTCAGCGACGAAGGCGGTTTTGCTGCCGGCGCTATGGAGCGGCTAAGTGAAACGGCATCGGGTAAATTTAGCACTGCACTTGACAATTTAAAATTAGCCGGTGCGTCCTTGGCGGAAAGTTTGTTGCCAACAGTTAAACAGTTGTTAGATAAATTTGTTGGGCTGATGCAAGCCCTTACAGCTTTAAGTCCTGAAACAAAAAAATTCGTATTGATTGCGGCAGGTATAGCGGCGGCACTTGGCCCGCTGCTGGTTATACTGCCCACCATCATACAGGGCTTCATGGCTTTGCTCTCGCCTGTTGGTTTAGTCATTGCTGCCGTCGTCGGTTTGGGCATCGCAATCGTAACCTTTGCCGATGAGATAGCGCCATACATTACCGACGTCATTAACTACTTTATAACGCTTTACAATGAGTCCAGCCTTTTGCGTGGCATCATTGGCGGCATAAAGGGCACGGTGCAAGTTGTATTCGATTTCTTCCTGTTCGCGGTGGATGCTGTCATTGGCGCATTTCAAGACCTTGGCGCAATCATTAGCGCGGTTCTCAGCGGTGACCTGTCAAACATAGGCGACGCCATTAGCAACGCATTTAGCAACGCGGCGGATCGAATGGCTACGTTTGGCGAAAAGGCAGCCGAGGACTTTGCGGATGCAGTGAACACAGAGCTGGCACGCGAGCCGCTGGAGTTGGTTACAAAGGAAAGCGTAGCCAACGCGTTAAGTACATTGGGCGGCTTGACTAATTTAATACCGTCAGCGATTAGCGGCGGCGGTGCAGGTGCAACGGTAACACCAACACCAACCGAAACCGTGACCGTTCAGGCTGACCTAGAATTTCAAGACATTGAATTTATTGACGATGCAGATTTAGATGAAGAGGATATTGATAAGGTCATAGAGCGCACGAACCTTGTAAAGAATCAAATTAACAGCATTGCTCAAAGCATGGCCAACTTTATCGACAGCACATTTAAAAGCATCATAGCAGGAACGGCAACATTTGAGGAAGTCATGCGCGATATGATTAAGCAGATGTTGATCCAACTGGCTTCGCTCATTGCTCAATTCGCCATTTTATCCGTGCTTATGCCGTCGTCATTAGTTGGCAAGGGCGGTAATGTAATGTCGCTCGGTAAGTTTATAGGCGGCGGCTTTGGCATTCCACAGATGGCAAGCGGTGGCATTGTCAGCGGGCCAGTCATTGCGCAGGTGGGTGAGTACGCAGGCGCACAGCATAACCCTGAAGTAATTGCACCGCTCGACAAATTGCAGGCTATGATGGGCGGGCAAAGCGTGCAGGTGACCGGCAAGATCTCAGGCCGCGATATACTTCTAACCAGTGAACGAAATGCAATCGACCGTAACCGAGTAAGGGGATTCTAAATGGCTGATCCAATACGACTATACGCAGAATTTACCGATGACCTTGGCACGGACTACCGGGTGAATATCCATGATGCAGATTTTACCGGCACGGCGGGCACGTTCAAGCTCGGTGCCGATGGCTTTGTCTTGACATACACCGGCAACAATGAAGACCGTTTGCAGGGCGTGATTGGTAGTGAATTAACGTTTACACTTACCGAACAAACCAGCATTCATACAACCTTCATGGACCTGCTTACCACGACACCCGAACAACGGTTTTCGGTAAGCGTGTACAAAGATCCGGACGGGGTAAATAGTCCGTACTGGTTTGGGGTATTGTATCCGGAGCAGGTAACACGTCCATACGATTACCAGCCGATCCAGAACACACTAACAGCCGCCGACGACCTTGGAAATTTGCAATACATTAAGCACGATTCGACGGGCTTGGTAGATGTGCCGACGCTGCTGCTGCAATGTTTGAACCGCACACGGGCGACCCATCTTTGGGGTACTGACGACTTTCTTTATTACGTCAATGATTTCGACGCGGTAGATTATACCGGTAGCAACCAATTGATTGATACGCGAATTTATAATCCATCTTTAGGCAACCCGGACAGTAACGGAGTTAATGAATACTATTCAACCTTTGAGATACTCGAAAGCCTGACGAAGGTATTTAACGCGCGGTTATTTCAGAGCGACGGCGTTTGGTGGTTCTTACCATTGGGCGCGCAGCAGGCGAGTACTACCCTAACCGTTGAAGGCAAGCAGAAAGACGGCACGGATATAACACAGGACACCTTTAGCGCAGCGCGTGCATTTGATTCGACACTGGAGCGGCTACGCGGATACCAGTATAGCGGCCTAGCACCATTAAAGGAAGTGCGGCGCACGCGCAAATACAATGGCAACTATCCGCTGATCTACGACGGCCTTTACACAGAAACCGAATTCGGCAACACGTTAGAGGATACCGATATAGATTACTTGCAGGATACAGAATTTGCAATTACCGGCACATTTAATTACGAGTATGCTGGCGACGGCGTAGCTACCGGCGATGACCTTGTGGCGCGTGTTATGCTTCGCTTCCTTGTTAAGGTTGGCACGCAGTACCTGCAACGGGATGCACAGTTCACGGAAACAACGTTAGATTTTCAGCTCGGCGCGTTGGATGATGGCGTACTTGAATACACTTCACACGTTTACAGCATCCCACAATGGACGGCGACGCCAGAATATTATGAAGTCGTTAGCTACGTATTCAACAGGAACGAAGGCGGTGAAATTACAATGCCCATTGTGATTAATACGCCAGCGCTGCCAAGCGACCAGACCGGCATGGATTTAAGTGTGACGATTGTAGGAATCGATGACGACGGCGCTTTGGATGCTACATTAGTAAACACGTCAACGGCAGATTTTCAAATCGTGGTATTGCGTGCTGACCTGCTTGGCAACAATGCGCTAGGCGATGAGGTTGTTTTCACAGCTACCAACAGCGACACGGCCCGCGCCGAAATTGACCAAGGACTTTGCCTGTTTGGTGACGGAGAAACGCAGAACGCTGACGGTGTGATTCGTGTCATCGTGGGCGTCAATGCCGTGCCGGTTACACAATGGCAAAGTTTAAACTACACGGGCACAGGCATAGGAATTAACCGTTTAGGAGTGCAAGAAATATTAGCAGGCCAGCGGATTAGCACACCGATACAACGCGGCACGGTGTACGGAAGTGATTTAAAGATGTGGCAAGTGCTGGACGACACAGCCGGCGACTTTGCATTATTTCAATTTACATTCACAGCTCGACCAATTGAAACGGAATTAGAGGCGTTTCTAGTTGCGCGGGATGCTTCGACCGTTACAACGGCCATTGGCGACGCTATCGACGTCGTCGACCCGATAACCCACAATCCCGGCTTAGGCGTGACAGGTGCAACGGAGGCGCTTAACAGGACGCTTTTAATAGGTGAGGATAGTTACGGTTCGCGCGTGCAGTATAGAACCGCCACCGTGACGAATCGAACAGGCACAACGTACAACGTGCGGCCGATTGATTACATGATCATGAACACATGGACAGGCGGCAACGGTGCAAGCATTATTTATTTGCCGCTGGTTGCAGATAACGAAGGGCGCAGCATCCAGTTTCATAGCGATGGCACAATCGCCGCAAATCAGT